CTAATCTCCAGTGTCTGTTGCCGCAGGCCACCGGAACAATGCCGCAATTCTACGGCGTTCCGCCCAAAAAGCGCAAGACCTTGGCGTACTCCGCACGAAAGCAGGCGGGTTGTCGTCCCGGCTCGGAGCATGAAAGCGATGCGCTTTGCTGGACCGGCCGGCGCAGGCGGACTTTGCCAGGTATCGCCACAAACAGGTTCCCACGTAAGAAGCGACTGGCCCACGATACGGGCACCTGCAAGACGAATGGCAGCCGAGAGGCAGGAAGCTACGGCTTCAACACCGCAACCCCAGGAAGGTCCGGTGCGGCCGGTCCTATGGCCGAGTGCTAAACTGCGCCCCAACCGGCGCGCGGCGGTTCCCTCCCCACAGCCGGCCAGGCCCCGGATTTAACGGCGCTCGCGTACCGTCTGGGGCCGACTAGAACGCTCGACCGCGCGGCTTTTCTCCTATCGCCGTGCTGGAAAAGCTAGGCCGGGGTCGGGCGTGACGTTCGCCCCGGCCGCCTACGTCAGGCGTACGCGGTCCAGTGGCTTTCTGCGAAGATGGGCTTGTCAGCGATTACGGCAACCGGCTTGATGCGATAGGCGCTCGCGTATGACGCAACGCGGAAGCTCGGTTCGCCGTCGCTTGCCCGGCTGATCTTCACGCGGCGCGGCGCGCACGGGACCCGCGGGTAATAGCCATGTTCGGCTTTGTACGCTTGCCCGGCCTCGCTGCCGTCCGGTTCGGTAGTCCATGCGCCGGGCGATGGTACGCACTTGCCTTGAAGCCAAGCCGTGTCCTCGCTCTGGCTGTCGATCTCGCGCACTTCCATCATGCAGGCACCAATCAGCGCTGTGCATTGGTAATAGTCGATATTGGTCTGATCGTAACCCCACGAGCACCGGAAGATGTCGCCGAGTTTTACATCGTGGCCGTCGCTCGACTGCGGTTTAGTCCGCGCTTTGAATTCGATGTGTGCCGCGATGCTCTTGAAAAACTCGTCCAGCTTCGCCGCGCGCTGTTCGGCTTTCCAATAGCTGTAATGGAAGTACGGTTTTCCTGCACTGCCCCAGAACGCAACGGCGAGGAATTTCCCGCACGATTCATAGGTGTATGCTGCGCCATGTTCGCCCGAGCGCTCATCCGCTACAGCACCCGCTGGTATCATCACTGCGCGGTATTGCGCGCGTTTTGCTGCTGTGTCCATTCTCATGATCCGGTCTCCCTCCGTTTCCCGCTCGCGCGCGGTACAACTGAACTATAAACAATGTGTAAAACAAGTCAAGCCATTTTACACATTTATTTTCGAGCATGATCGTCAGCCGCAGAAAGCCAGGACCGGACCATAGCGCGGTGATGCGCGGGATCGCGCGGATGAAACGCTTCGAGCGGGAGAAAGCGGCCTGGGTCAGATTACACCCTAACTACACTCAGGACGAACTGCGCCGGGCGATGGATGAACTGGCCGCGCGGCTGACGCCAGGGGCTTGATTCCGGATTGATTTTCTGGTGCGCGTAGGCTAGGATTGAAGCATTCGGCCGGCCAGCCGAAAGCAGTAGCCGTTGCGAGACCCGCCCCAGGGGTGCCCAATACGCCCCTGGGCGCTCGCAATCCCTTCTGCTCTATTGGGGAGCTTCATGAATACCCTGTTCGTCGATGCGTCGCGCGACCGTAAGCGGTCTGCGCGGCGGTTTGCTCTGCCCTAATCCACGTTTGGTCTGGGCCGCCCAACTCGTCCTGGACCTACCTCGACTGCCCTAGTTGGGGGAGAAAGGCTCGAACCATGAGCGTCACCAGCCACCACATGCCGTGGTACATCGGCGACTATCTGCGCGACACCCAACATCTTGAGACCATTGAGCACGGCGCGTACCTGCTTTTGATTGCCCACGCCTGGCAGCACGATGGGGCAATTCCGGGAGACCACGAACGCTTGCGTAAAATTACAAAACTGAGTCCTGAACAGTGGGCAAAATCAGGGTCAACAATAATGGAGTTTTGGACAAAAAACAGCCAGACATACAGACATAAGCGAGTCGATGAGGAATTAATCAAGGCACGCGCCCTCTACCAGCAAAAAGTTGATGCCGGAAGGGCGAGCGCTGCTCAACGGGCGTTCAACGGGCGTTCAACGGACGTTATAGCGTCCGCTCAACGGGCGTTCAACGAACCAGATCCAGAACCAGATCCATATCCAAAACCAGAATCAGAGGGACAGCCAGAACCAAGGGGAAGGTCAAAAGCTTTTGCGCCGCAAGCGGCGCTGCGCGATGTTGACCCCCAGATTGTTGCCGACTGGCTTCAAGTGCGAAAGGTTAAAAAAACCGCCAATACGAAAACGGCTTTCGACGCTGTGCGGGCAGAAGCTGAGAAAGCTGGATTGTCCATGCAAGCCACTCTGAAACTATGTTGTGAACGAGGATGGGCAGGATTTAAGGCGTCATGGCCTCGTGATGATTCCCCACACGGCGCTGGCGGCAACGGGGCGAGCGCGAATAAGCAAGCGCAACTAGAGGCCAGCAACGCCGCAGTCGTTCAACGATTGATCGCAAAGGGGCCGAAAAATGAAAACTGAGGATCGCCCGGACTTCCTGAAAATGCTGGCCGTCGTGTTTGACGCTTACGGCAAAAATCTATCTGATGCCGTCGCCGAATTCTGGTGGAATCTGATGCAGCCATACGATTTGCCGGCGCTGCGCGACGCCTTCAACCGCCACTGCGTCAATCCGGATAATGGGCAATGGGCACCTAAGCCGGCCGATATTGTGAAACTGATCGATGGCGGATCAATGGATGGTGCATTACTCGCTTGGTCTAAAGTGGATCGCGCGGTACGCTCGATTGGACCGTGGGAGTCGGTCATGTTCGATGATCCGATCACCGGCACTGTTATTGCTGACATGGGCGGATGGATACGATTGAACGAAGGCACGGATGATGACTGGCCTTTCAAGGCGAAGGAATTCGAGGCCAGATATCGCGCCTACAAAACCGCCGGCGGCATCACGCAACCCCCACCGAAGCTCGTCGGCATCGCAGATGCAACCAACAGGCAAACCGGAATGCCGGACAGGCCGGCTGTAGTTGCAGGAAATGGCAAAAACAGCACTCCTGCGCTGATTAAATCCACCGGAATTCAGCCGGATCAACCGCTGGCATGATTCACGCTCGGCAAACTGACCGCCAATTTTCAGACAACAGCGGCAGCAAGGCAAAACAAGCCGACCTTGATTTAACTGACCATCCTAGTCCGCTTTGGACTGCGCCTTGCAGGCAGACTTTCGAGCAGCGGCGCCGGCAAATCACCTGTGCGCAAATCTGTGGATAACTGCGGGAAACTTTTTGCGCAACTATGCAACAAATAAATGAGTAAAACCGATTGACGCTCTGTGGCCAATGTGTAAATATCGCAGCATGGACGCCTACGCCGAATTCATCGAGCGCAAGTCGCAGAGCGCGGCAATGTCGGGTTTCCCGCCGCTGTGGATGCCGGATTTTCTTTTCGACTTTCAGCGTGTGCTGGTTGATTGGGCGTTGCGCAAGGGACGCGGTGCGCTGTGGGCAGATTGCGGGCTTGGAAAGACACCTATGGGATTGGTCTGGTGCGAAAACATCGTGCGCAAGACGAATAGGCCAGTGCTGTACCTCACCCCGCTTGCGGTGTCGTTCCAAACGATCGCCGAGGCAGAAAAGTTCGGCATCGAGGCGCACCGCTCCGCAGACGGAACTATCTATCCCGGCATCAACGTCACGAATTACGAACGGCTGCACTACTTCGACCCGCAGGATTTCTCCGGTTGTCTGTGCGACGAGTCGAGCATCTTGAAAAACTTTAACGGTGCGTACAAGTCGCAAATCACCGAGTTTATGCGCAAGATTGAATACAGGCTGCTGGACACCGCTACGGCCGCTCCGAATGACTACATCGAATTGGGGACGAGCAGCGAGGCCCTGGGCGAGCTTGGCTACATGGATATGCTCTCGCGGTTTTTCAAGAACGATCAAGGCAACACGATCAAGGCGATGACATATCGCAATCGCGGGCAGAACTTTGCGCAACTGGAGGATGCCGCAAAGTGGCGGCTGAAAGGTCATGCCGTGGTTCCGTTCTGGCGTTGGGTCTGCTCGTGGGCGCGGGCGCTGCGCAAGCCCTCGGATATGGGGTTTGATGATGGCCGCTTTATTTTGCCGCCGCTGATCGAAACGGAATACCTCGTTACCGCGCAAACGCTGGCGCCTGGAATGTTGTTCCCGTTGCCCGCTGTTGGGTTGACCGAGCAGCGAGAGGAACGGCGCAGGACCATCGTGGAACGCTGCGAAAAAGTGGCGGGCCTAGTGCGCGATACCGGGCAGCCTGCGCTTGTATGGTGCCACTTAAACGACGAAGGCGATTTGCTGGAGCGCCTGATACCGGATGTGATTCAAGTCAGCGGCAAGGATAACGACGACGCGAAAGAGGAAAAACTAATCGCGTTTGCCAAAGGGCAGGAGCGGGTGATGGTCACGAAACCAAAGATCGGAGCCTGGGGCCTCAATCTCCAGCATTGCGCGCACGTCACGTTTTTCCCATCGCACAGCTACGAGCAGCACTACCAGGGCGTGCGGCGCTGTTGGCGATTTGGTCAAACGCGGCCGGTGCAGGTGGATATAGTTACGACCGAGGGCGAGCAATCGGTGCTAAAAAACCTGCAACGCAAGTCGGCGCAGGCAGATAAGATGTTCAGTGAGCTTGTGAAATACATGCACGATGCGCAGAGCGTGGCGCGCAGCGTTCCTTTCACCAAACAGGAGCAGATACCGTCATGGCTTGCATAGATCAACAAATAACCGAACGGTACGCAATTTGGAATGGTGACTGCATCGAGGTGATGCAAACTCTGCCGGACGCGTCGGTGGCTCTTTCGATTTATAGTCCGCCATTCGCAACCTCTGGCGGCGGATTGTTCACGTATTCGTCCAGTGAGCGCGATCTGTCCAACTGCAACAGTTACGATCAGTTTTTTTCTCATTACGCTTTCGTGGTGAACGAAATCGCGCGGCTGACAATGCCGGGGCGCATGACTGCGGTGCATTGCATGGACGTGCCTAGCGGCAACTGCGGCAAGGATCACCTGATTGACTTTCCTGGAGACATCATTCGCCTGCACGAAAAAGAGGGGTTCAATTACATCGCGCGCTACGCAATTTGGAAGGAACCGCTGGCCGTGCGCAATCGCACGATGGCGAAAAATTTGGCGCACAAAACTGTGGTCGAGGATTCAAGCCGGTGCAGCGTGGCAAGCGCAGACTACCTGCTTGTGTTCCGGCGCAAGGGTGATAATCCAATACCGATTGCGCATCCTGTTGGTCTGCTCGAATACGCTGGCGAGCGCACGATTCCGCACGAACTGATCCAGTATCGCGGCTGGAAAGGAAACCAGATCGAGAATCGCTACTCGCACTGGATTTGGCGCCAGTACGCCAGCGCGTTCTGGGATGACATCCGCCTTGGCCGTGTGCTGCCGTTCAAAGCGGCGCGCGATTCTGAGGACGAAAAGCATGTTCACCCGTTGCAGCTTGATGTAATTGATCGCGTGATGGTGCTGTGGTCGAATCCGGGCGAGACGGTGCTGACGCCTTTCATGGGTGTGGGGTCGGAGATTTACAGCGCCTTATGCGCAGGCCGGCGCGGAATCGGCATCGAGTTGAAGTCGAGCTACTACCGGCAGGCCGAGCACAACATCAAACTGGCGAGCGAAGGTAAGCGCGCAGAGTTGCAGGAGTCGCTGCAATTCGACGATGATTCGGGCGAGGAACTTGCGGCATGAAGAAGTGGTGTCCAGGCTGTCAATCCAAACTGCCCGGCCGCGCGTTCGGCGACAACAGGAGCACGAAGGACTTGAAGATGCCGTACTGCCGGGAGTGCATGGCGCGCATCGTGCGGGAGCATCGGGTTCGTGTGGGCAAGACGCAGGCAGGCCGTAAAGTGGGCAGGCCGAGGAAGGCGGCGCCGTGATTCTCGGGCTTGATCCTGGTACGACGGAAAGCGCCATCGTTGCGCTGGAGTCTGACGGCGTGGTCGGCATGCACGACAAGCTGCCGAACGATGGTTTGCTTGTGCGCCTTCGCAGCTATTGCGATGCTGGTCACGACTTGCTTGCGATTGAGGACATAGCCAGCATGGGCATGGCGGTAGGGCGGGAAATATTCCAGACGGTGAAATGGATAGGCCGCTTTCAGGAAGCGTGGGAGCGCCGGGGAGGGACAGTGCGCCTGATCTATCGGAGAGAGGTGAAGTTGTTCCTGTGCGAGTCGAGCAAGGCCAACGACTCGAACATTCGCGCCGCTATCATCGACAGGTATGGCGGGCAGGCACACGCGATTGGGCTAAAACGCTCGCCTGGGCCTTTGTTTGGGATCAAGGCGGATCGTTGGTCGGCGCTCGCTGTGGCCTTGACGGCAGAGGGCAAGTCTGCGTCCGCCATGCCGGCGGCGAAAATCTTGGAACTGCCTGTTTGACCGACTTCACCCTCGTCGGCGAGCTGCCGCGCCACCTCTATGTTTTCGTGGACGCCGCGCACACGCACACGGAGCGCACCGGATTCGTGCCGGCGCTCTGGTACGGCCTCGTCAGCCTGCGCGCCCGAGTCTGGGGCTGCACCGTGATATTCGAGTCGGGCGCCGTCTACCGCAACATCCCGCCGCACGCGATCGCGTTCTACCCGGAAGCGGAACCGAATTGGACCGTGCAGGATGCGCAGCGATGGGATTGCTACGGCGAGCGGTTCTCAACGATCGAGTACCGGTATCTCGCCGGCCTGGAGGTTTTGGCGCACTGCAACAGCGGCGCGAACAGCAAGAATCTCCCGGGCACGTACCTTTTCACGGCCGCGCCGGTCGCGGACGGCTTTTCGATGGCGCCGGAGCAGGCCAAGGAATTCTCATTTATCGCCCTCGACAACGGCCGGCTGACGATCCAGCCGACGAATCACGTGCTTTTCCGCGAGCGGTCTTTCACGACGAATCAGGGCATGGAGTTCCCGCTGAAGGATTTGAAGCGGCAGACTGAGGTTTGGAGCTGCGAATAGTGCCGCGCCAAGCCCGCGAAAGGGCTGCCTGGAGGCATTTAAGCCGCGATCGACCGTCCGGAGGTATCCAGGTATCAACCGGCGCGATCGCGGCTTAAATCGCTTGAGACAGCGGACTTGACGGCGCGGAACAGTTTCGGAATAATATTCTCCGCGGCGTAGAGCAGCCAGGCAGCTCGCCAGCCCCATAAGCTGGAGGTCGAAGGTTCAAATCCTTCCGCTCGCAACCAGAATTCCCGCCGAGGGGCAAACGCTGTCTACTGCCCCGCCTCTCTCGCTCGCAGCCGTCACAGCGCGTCCCCCGACAGGGGGAATTTGACACAATCCCGCGCTGCGCCGCTCTAACAGATTTGACATTTATTAAAAAAAGGCGCGAAAATGGTACATGTCAACATTGCAAGAAAAAGAAGCTCGTGACCAAAATATCGCAGTGTTATTCAGGCATGGAGTGAGCCAGCCAATTATTGCCGCGCAGTTGCATCTTACGCGACAACGCGTTAGTCAAATTCTGCTGCGAAAGTTTAGCTTGGATTCAAAATCCGGCGGCCAGCATTTGCTTGCACTAAGAAAAAAGTCCGAAGCGCGTAAGGCTTTCCGAAAAAAAACAAGTGTCACGTTGGAGCAGTGGAAATTCCTAACGCTGAATGGCGTAACTAGAAAATATAGAAATCAACAGAGCGGAGCCAAAGCCCGCGGAATAGCATTCAATCTGTCATTGGCGCAATTTTGGAAAATATGGTGCGAGTCAGGCAAGTTTGCGGAGCGCGGGAGGGGAGCGGATAAATATTGCATGGCTAGATTTCTGGATAAAGGGCCGTATGAAATTGGGAACGTGAAGATAATAACCAATCGAGAAAACTCGTCAGAAAGAGAAAAAAATAAGCGTTTATTGCAATTTAAACGACGTAGGAGTAACGTGCGCTCTTTCAAGTCATTGAAAGTTAGCGCAAATGGCGAAGCGCGGCGCCCCGCTCGGAAATAAAAACAACAACGATCGCAAGCGCGGGCCGATTTTCCTTGAGGCGCTTTACCGCGCGATTGCGCAGGACGACGGCGAGCGGGTGCGCGAGTGCGCGGAAAAATTGCTGATTCTCGCGGCATCCGGCGTGCCGTGGGCGACGCAGATGCTTGCGGAGCGGCTGGACGGGAAAGTGCCGCAGGCGATCACCGGAATGGCCGGCGGTCCGGTCGAATTCAATCACCTCGTCAGAAAAATCGTGGACGCCGTTGATGCTGCGGCATGAGCACGCTATGCATCGAAACCGCCCGCGTATTCAAGCCGCTGCTTGCGCCGGCGCGGTACAAGGGAGCATACGGCGGAAGGGGTGCAGCCAAAAGTCACTTCTTCGCCGGCATGATGATCGAAGAGTCCATCATGGGGCCGCTCGATTGCGTGTGCCTGCGCGAACATCAAAAATCGTTGCAATTCTCCGTCAAAAAACTGCTTGAAGTGAAGATCGAATCAATGAACGCAGGCGGCTACTTCGAAGTGCAGGACAAGCGCATTTTGTCGAAGCAGGGCGGCGTGATTATCTTCGAAGGGATGCAGACCCAGACCGCCGAGAGCATCAAGTCGCTGGAAGGCTTTGACCGCGCGTGGTTTGAGGAAGCGCAGACAGCAAGCCAGCGCAGCCTCGACTTGCTGCGGCCGACGATTCGCAAAGATGGTTCAGAAATGTGGTTCTCGTGGAACCCGGAAAAGAAAACAGATCCGATAGACGCGCTGTTGCGTGGGGTCAATCCTCCACCTGATTCAATCATTGTCGAATGCAACTACCGCGACAATCCGTGGCTATCGGACGTGCTCAAGACGGAAATCGCCTACGACCAGCGGCGCGACCCGGACAAGTTCGCGCATATCTGGCTAGGACAATACCAGCGCAACAGTGAGGCGCGGGTATTCAAAAACTGGACGGTGGAGGAATTCGACCGTCCGCCTGGAACGATTCACCGGCTCGGCGCGGATTGGGGAT